TCCGAGAAGGGCGGGCGGCAGATGACGAGTCTAAGCGCCAATGGAAAATCGTTCTCGTTCCAAGTCGATCCGAAGCTGTCGACCTCTGCGCTTCTGGCGTGCGTCGAGGAGGCGCTGGAGTTTTTCGACGGAAGCACTTTAGAGGAAGTGCAACGCTATCTTTCAACGCGCCCCCTTCGGCGCACTAAAGCGAGGTTCTGACGCATGGCACTTGTTGACCAATGGGGCTACCCGATCGACTCCAGGCTCATCAATGCGACGAGCCGCACAAGCGGGCGCCCGTACATCCCGACTTACACCGAGTCCATCAACCGCTCGGTCAATCTCCAGGACTGGCGCACCCTTCTTTCTTTGTCCCGCAGGCTCTGGGCAAATAACGGCATCGTCAAAGGCGCCACCGTCCAGAAGGCCATGCACTCCGTGGGGCGCGCATGGAACCCTGTCTTCCGGGGTGCGGATCAGGAGTGGGGGAAGATCGCAAGCGAGTGGCTGCTGCTCTGGTACGGGACGAGCAACGTGCGCGGTGACGTGTTCGATTTCAAAACGTCCCTGTATCTCCAGAGCATCGCAATCGACCGAGACGGAGATCAGGGCGTGTTGCTCACAACGTCCGAGGATGGCCTGTGGCCGATGCTTCAGACCATCCCTGCGCACCGCATCGGGCAGCGCGATAGCACGGAAACAGTCGTGCAGGACGGGCCTTATCGTGGGCTTAGAATTTCGCACGGCGTAATTACGAATCCGGTCGGGCGTTCGGTTGCATACCGCGTACTTGCGGATGACGAGGAGGGCGACGATGATATTTCCGCGCGGGATCTCATCCTATCCTTCGATCCTGAGTGGGCAGACCAACTCCGCGGTCTCCCTTTATTCTCGCACGCTCTTAACGACCTACGGGACGCAGATCAAAGCCAGTACTGGGAGCAGTTGAACCAGATGGCGAGCAGCTCTCGGACTTTGATCGAGACCAACGAGAGCGGACAGGCTGACGTTAACGATCCCGGCATGGTTCTCGGCGGGAATGGGATCGACGACGGGATGAGCATGGAGCGGCTGGAGGGCGGCACGATAACCTATTTCAAAGCGGGCTCCGGTTCCAAACTTGAACAGTTCGTCAATATGCGCCCGGGCCAAGATTGGGATCAGTTCCAAGACCGTCTTGCGCGCAAGGCGCTGCTCGGCGTCGGCTGGCCGTACAGTCTCTGTTGGAAACCCGACGGGCAGAACGGAACACAGGAACGCGCGGAAATCGAGAAGGCGCGCACGACGATTCTCGACCGACAGGAGCTTCTCAAGCCCGTTGCACAACGCGTTGTTGGTTACGCAATTTCCAAAGCGATCAAATCCGGTGTGCTGCCAGAATACAAAGGCAGCGACGAAGGCGGCTTCCTAAAATGGGACTTCACGTTGCCGCCAAAATTCTCAATCGACCTCGGGCGGGATTCAGCAGCGCGACGCGAAGATTACAAACTCGGTTTCAAGAATCTTTCTGAAGTCGTTGCGGAACAGGGCCAGGTTCTCGAGCAACACATGGACGCCCGCGAGCGCGAAACGCTCGACGTCATCAATCGTGCCAAGCGGATCGCAGATCAGACTGGGATTGATTTCGGAACAGCGCTTTCGATGCTCCAACAGCGTACGGCGAGCGGGCAGATCGGCGGCGGGTTAAGCGGAACACCAGTTGAGTTGACAGACTAAGAAGATCATGGCCTCCAACTGGTTTGAGTTCAAAGCGTCGGCAGAATCTCCAGAGAGCGACCTGTATCTTTACGGAGAGGTCGGCGGGTGGGGCGCCAGCGCCACCGAGTTTATCGACGCACTTTCGACGCGCAAAGACCAGCGCATCAACTTGCACATCCACAGCCCGGGCGGTTCTGTTTTCGAGGGCCACGCAATTTACAACGCTCTGCGGAACCATCCCGGTGGCGTCACCACAATGGTTGACGGCATCGCTGCTTCTATGGCCTCCGTCATCGCAATGGCTGGGAACCCGGTTAAAATCGCAAGCAACGGGTTTCTAATGATCCACAATCCCTGGAGCCAGGCAGCGGGCGGCTCCGAGGAAATGCGGAAACAAGCCGACGTTCTCGACAAGCTGAAAGATTCGCTGGTCAAAATCTACGCCGACAAAAGCGGGATGCCAGAAGACGAGATCGCAGCAGCGATGGACGACGAGACATGGCTCAACGCTGAGGAGGCTGTGGCGTTCGGACTTGCGGATGAGATTTTCAGCGGGATGCAGGCGGCTGCAAAGATCGACCTTTCTAGCATCTCGGCAAAGGCACCTTCTGGCGTGTTAGAATTTGCAAATAAATTTTCAGTTTCAGTTCAGGACGAGAAAACTCAGGAGAACAAAATGGACACAGAAACCACCCCAGAAGAAGGAGTCGTGCTGGCTGACGAATCCACCACGATTGAGGAGCCCGTTGCGGCAATCGACTTCCAAGCAGCGCTCACCAAAACCGCGCAGGAATTGACCGAGGCACACTCCCGCATCTCCAGCCTCTCAGAAGAACTGAACGCAGCACAGGCCAGACTGAGCGCTTATGTGGCCGAGTGTGAAGTGCTCAATGTCAAGCTTGAGACCGAGCGTGCAAAGAACTCAGAAGTTTCAGAGCAGGTTAACGCCAAAGCCGCAGCGCTAGTTGCGCAGGCTGGCCACGCGCCCGTTGCAATCGCAGCGCAGAGCGACGACAAGATTCAGCCCGTTAAGGGCTCCAACATTCTCGAGCGGTTCGCAGAACTGCGAAAGAGCGGAACGTCGTCCGTGTGGATGGCGTTTCTCAAAGAACACCGCAACGAGCTTCTCGCGGCGGCGAAGACCACCAAGTAACCACCACCAAATACCATGTCCAACTCCATCACTGGTATCAACGATGATATCATCTCTCAGGGGGTGCTCGACGGTTTCGTCGCGGCGCTCCTCCCCCTGCAATCGTTCTCCACTTCCTTTAACGCTGATGCGGTGAAGCGTGGAGAGAAAATCTCCATCCCTCGGATTGCCGCTGCTGACGCAGCGCTGACCAAAGTGGCTGGCGCCGACTACACCATCCAAGACTTGGATTCCGACGCAGTCGAAATCACTCTTGGCGAACCCGTTTATGTGTCCGGCTCCCTGACCGACGTGGAAGTCGCTTCCTCCTCGGTTTTGAACCTTGAGCTTTACGGCAAGCAGAAGGGCTTCCAGCTCGGCAAGAAAGTCGTGCAGAGCATCATGGCCAACATCACGTTGGCGAACTTCGGCGCCGCCGCCTTCACCGGCGCTGCAACCGCGCTCGACGTCGACGCTGTGGTCGATCTCGCTGGCCTTTGCGACAGCGCTAACATGCCCGAAGACATGCGCGGTCTTGTCTTGAAAGAGACCTACTACGCCAATCTGTTGAAGGATCAGAGCGTGACCGTGTTCAACGCTTACGGTTCCACCGGCCCTCTGCAGGACGGCAAGATGCCCCGGCTCGCAGGCTTCGACCTGTACAAGAGCACGATCATCCCAGCCAACGGTGAGAACCTCGTCGGCTTTGCGGTTCATCCGAGCGCGCTGGCTGTGGCGATCCGCTATCTGGCTCCTCAGGCCGGCAACGGCTACATCCGCGCCGAGGCTCTGACCGACGCCACCACCGGCATCACCATCGGCGTGCGCGAATGGTACGACCAGGACAGCGGCACCAAGAAGAAAGTTTGGGAATGCTGCTTTGGATCGGCCGTCGGAATCGCTGCCGGGATCAAGCGTCTCGTCTCCGCTTAATCATGGCAAACTTCGCGATGGTATTAGGAGTGCGGAAAGGTGAGCCTTCCTTGATTGGGAGCCCGTCAGACCTGAGCACGGCGAAAAAGAAATTCACGTCCATCGTAATGGATGGCGGCGTTTCCGGAAGTTCGCTGTTCGATGAGGTCTGGCTGTGCGACACCGTACAAGGCCGGCTACGTCGCAAGGCTTTTTGCCATGCGCCCGCAACTCTCCCCCCAGCGAAGAAAGCCAAAGGCTAGAGGGTAATCCTCAAACTCGAATCGGGGGAGCATCGGGCAACTGGTGCTCCCCCTTTTCACAACTGCAAAACACATGGGCGAGTTTTTCGATCTGATGCAGAGCGGCTTTCAAGAAGTCGCAGACGAGTGCGGCAACACGATTGCGCGAGACGGTCTGTCCGCAAAATGCGTTGTCACGCCATTCACCGAAACGCTCGCACTCCAGAGTACAGGCCTGTTTGGAGACTTCAGCTTAACCGTTGAAATGCTGCGGACAGAGCAAGAGAGACTCGGGCTTGTGGTGCGTGGGGCCGCGCAACTCGATGGCAAATGGGTGCGCGTGATCCAGATCGACGACGACCCAGACGACCCTTGCGTGCGCGTCATGCTCAAAGAGGAACAACCCGTTGCGGTTCCGCGCTGATGGGCGACGTCTTCATCAGGCTGGACACGACGGGCTTTGCCAAGGTTTGCGAGGATCTAGCAAAGATCAGCGGCAAAAGTTTCAAAGAAGTCGTGCGCGTGCAAACCGGGTTGGTGCTCAGGGCCATGATGAAATACACGCCGCCAGCGAGCAAAAAGAAGATCGCAGCACGCGCGCAGAAAGTCTCAAACTTAGAGCGTGGTTACCTAAAAAACGGTGACGGATCTTGGCTTGTTAATTCCGAAAAGCAGCATCCCGGCCGGAAATGGCTGCGGAAGATTTCGGAGAAAACGGGCAAGATGACCGCCTACATCGACGATCCGAAAAGGCGCTGGTCTGATAAGACTTGGAACCAATACCAAGAGGCCAAGGCGCGCTGGATTTCTAAGCTGGCAGGATTCGAGCGAAAGATTCTTGGCGCGCGTGGCTACGCTAAAAAGACGTGGTTAAAAATCGCTGAGGATCTCGGACTTGGTTCGATTGTCAAAGCCCCTGGCTACGTCAAAAAAGCGCAGGCCAACACGCGCAGAACTTACGACAACGGGGAAGGCTCGCAGAAGGAAGCGGGCGACATTTTCTTCACTCTCCTCGTCAATCGCTACCGATGGTTTGGAATGATAAAGTTCCGCAAGAAGTTCCAAAAGGTCATCGACTACCGACGCAAGGCTTTTGAGATCGAAATGGAGCACGGTCTTTTTGAGGACATGGCGAACCGTGCGAAACGATACCCCGGCCTTTTCGTTCTTCCTCCTAAACGCAAGAAACTCAAAATCCCAGACCCGCCCGAAGCATGAGCGCACCAGATCTTCCCACACTTTATCGCGTCGAGGATGCCGTAGAAACGGCTTGGAAAACCGTCCTGGAGGCCGACGGCTTGACGGTTTTCAAGAGCATCTCTGAGGACGTCTTGACGCTTCCTCGCGTGGACGTCGAGTGCACGCTTGGCGCTCCAACAGGACACCGTGGAGAAGTCACGCCAGGCCAGTTCACGATGGACGCATGGACTGCGACCATCCGTTGCAACATCAAGACGAAGCGCTTTGAGTCGCAGCCGGAGCTTCACCAGGAATGGATAGCAGCGGTTCGGCTTGCGGGTCAGTATTTCGAGGATCGGTTTGCAGAGGCGACGTTGCCGTTTCACACACTCACGATGCTGCAAGAGAGCGGCACAGATCGAGGAGTGGACGACGCTGACGACACCGATTTCTCAACCGTGCAATGGGATGCGATCGTCTGCATCCGAACCAATGCGTGGCCGAGTTGACACGCTTTGATCTTGTATGCCCGACCCAGCAGGTACAACTAACGACGGCGGTCTCGTATTCGGCAGCCAGGTGGTCACGATTGACGCCGTTGCCTACGTTGCCGAGAACATTTCGATCGACGCACCCTCCACGATCATCGAGCAAAAGGACGAATACGGCGTGCCTAGCGGTCAGGTCATCGTCGAGGGATTTGTGACCGGCACCGCGACGCTCCAGCTTGCGAGCAGCTCCACCGTTCTGCCGACCATCGGGGACGCTTTCCAGATCACGACCGTCGGAGGGAGTTCGGTTTATTTTCTCATCTCGCAGGTTGGGCAGTCCTTCTCTCAGGATGCCGAGACCAAGGTGAACGTCTCGTTCCGCAAGCGGATTAACACCCCGGCACCTTAACCGGGCTGGAGGCTCTGCGATGAACCTCCGAGACATTCCCGGTTTTAGAGAGGCGGTCGAGTCTGAGCAGGCCGTGCGGTCTGCCGTGCTACTGGGCATTGGCACGGACATCCATGGCGTCGAGGTGCGACCGTTCACGGTGCAGGATTTGATCCACTTGCAAGCGATCAAGTCACCGTTTGTCTCGGGTGGATTCATCTCCCGCATGGATTGCATGAGGTTCTTGGTTCTCCAGTCCGTTTCGTACCGTGCGCCCAGGCAAGGGTGGCTTGAGAGATGGCGCTTAAAGCGTCGTAATGGGGCCGTAATGCGGCGCGTGCGGAACGTCGCAACCGAGGACATCATTCAATCAATCAACGCGTTTTTAGAGGATGCATTTTTGGATGCGCCCGCATCCTCTGCTGGAGAATCTGGA